CTGCTGCTGAGCGGTTTGATCCGGCACGCGGCTACAGGTTTTCAACCTATGCCTACTGGTGGATTCGCCAGGCGGTGACACGCTGGGCAGATCAGCACTCCCGACTGATCTCGATTCCCGGCAGCCACTGCCAACACCTCGGCCGCATCGGTCCAATCACCCGCCGGCTGGAGCAGGAGATGAACCGCACGCCTACCCGCCAAGAGATCGCCACTGAACTGGGTGTGTCGCTGGCAGTGCTGGATCAGGTGCTTGAAAACGGCCGCTCAATCGCCAGCCTCGATCAGGTGATCACCGACGACGGCCTTGAGCTGGGCGCCACCTGCGCGTCATTTGACCGGAGCGTTGAAGATGAGGAAGAACAGCGCGAACGGTGGCGGCAGGCTGAGCAACTGCGCAACATGATCACCCGGCTGCCGATGCCAGATCAGCGGCTGCTGGTCCTGGCATGGGGTCTTGATGGCGTGGAGCTCCCGCGCGCTGAGCTGGCCCGGCAGGAGGGGCTCAGTACCAGGGCGCTTGAGTCGAAGCTGCAGCGGCTGCAGGCGTTCCTGGCGTCGCACTCCGTGCAGCTGGTGCTGGTGGCCGTCTGCCGAATCGCGCCTAGCCCCAGACCCCGTTGCCGGCGGCGAAAGGGGGGCGGGGCTGTGGTGGTGCAGCTCACTCTGACGGTGGCCTCTGCAGCCTGAGAGACCCCCCACCAGACCCATGCCACACGCCTACGCCCGCCCCTACATCACCGTTGGCCTGAACGATGCCGGCGGCGTCTGCTGGCTGGTGGTTACAGCCGATCGCGTCATCACCTGCGACTGCGGCGAGACTGCCCTAGCCGAACTCAGAGCGGCCACCAATCCACCCATCGATCCTGGCCGCACGATCTGAGCAGTGCCAGTCCTGGTCGGCGAACCATTCCCGCCAATCACTGGACCCCTTGGCGCCGTTGCACGGCCGGCATGCTGGCACCAGATTCTGGCGCACCGTTAAGCCACCCTTGAGCCGCGCCAGAACATGATCCAGCGTGTCAGCTGGGGCAGTGCAATACGCGCACTGATGCCCCCAGGCCTCAAATATCGAGGCGCGAAATCTGGATTTACTGGAGCGTTTGGGCAGTAGTTCGGTTCCATCGATCTGATGGTCGAAGGCCATTGGTGTGATGGCTGCGGCGGCTTAAGTGGCCTCCTGCAGCACTGACACCCACAAGGTCCCCATCTCCGCCAGCGGTAGCACCCGCTCGCGTAGATCCACGTTGTGGAGCCGGATACACCCGAGCGTTGAATGCAGCGTCTGCCGCGGCGCCCATGCCCCAGGCCAGCCGCAGGCAGTGCCGCCACCGTGAATCATGATCCCGTCGCGGCCGGTCTGACTGTTGGGGCCTTCCTGCCCTTCCTGCCCCTCTAGATCGAAGGAGTACCAGCCATAAGAACGGCGGTCTTCGCTGAATTTCGTCGAGGGGTCCTGTTCATAGTCGCGGTAGACCTTGCCGACCTTGTAGAGGCCTGGCGGCGTATCTGATCCGGTGGTCTTCCATTCGGTGTCACCAGCCTGCCCGCGGCACAGGCACGGGATAGACCACAGCTGTTTGCCGTCATGCGTGAACGCGGCCATGGTTTGCCGCCGATCGTCCGCCACTAGGTGGTGATCACCGGGCTTCAGATCAGGGGTCTTGCGCGGGCCGACCATGCCGGCTGGGATTTCGACGCCTGAGGTTTTGGCTGGCTGCTGCTGGCCGACGCCCCCCGTAAATAACCGCACCTCAGCCGCGCGCCTGCGGGTTAGGCCAGCCAGTGGCTTCCCGTCTGCCTTGTCCCACCTAGGCAGCTCTTCCCCGGCGACGGTGTTTGGGTTATCGCCCGCCACCAGCCTGCGGCGGAGCGTTGAATCTTGCATCGCCCCAACGCCTACGTTGTAGGTCCAGCTCACCAGCGCAGCCTGTTGCTCAGGGCGAAGCGTGGCGGCCATGGGGATAGCGCGGACGATGGCGCTATGGAACCGTTGCGCATCAACGGCCAGCTGCTCATCTGCCTGCGCCTGGGTGATCGTGTCGCCCTCGCGCACCACCTTGTTGTTGATCGTGGTGCTGCCCCATCCAATGGTCCAGACACCAGCAGGGCAGCGGTAGGCGCTGACGTGGCACCCCTCGAACTCGCGGATAATCTTGAGCGCTGGTGCTAGCCACGCATCAGGGCCAGCCGCCGCTGGACTTCCCGCCGCTCGCCAGAGCTCCGTGAACGACTGCCGCTGCTCATCGGTTGCGGCCTCCCACGCGGCCTCCCACGCGGCCAGCTGATGCGGCGTGATCTTGCCAGCCCTGGCGATGTATTCGGCAGCGGCTCGGAAGGTGGCGTAGGTCATTGCGGGGATTTGGTAAGGATGCCGCCGATCCAGCCCGCAGCGCCAGTTACGGATGCTGCGACTGCTGCGGCCATGGTGTTGCAGCTGGCTGGTGTGCGAACCCTGCAGGCGATCAAATCAGCGGCGCCGATCGCTATGCCGGTCAAGAGCACGCCAACCAGGCAGCGAATCAAAAACGCGCGCTCGGTGGGCGTGGTCATTGGCGTTCCACCTCCCGCAGCCTAGATTCGTGGTCTTGGAGCATTTCTTTAATGCCCTCAAGAATCGTGCTGGTGCGGGCCTCGAAGCGCCCGAGACCATTGGCGATCTTCCAAAGTGCTAAAACGCCAGAGCCGGAAAGGCCCAGCAGTGCAATGATTGTTGCCGGGTCCACTCCATGCCAGCGAGTTGCTACCTCAGTCTGCGGACCTGGGCAAAGCCGCTAGCACCGGTAGCAGCCGCGAATCCTTACGGGAGCTGCTGTTCAAGTTGCTTGACCTTGGCCGACAGCTGTTGCACCGCTTTGATCAAAGGTGCAATCAGCTCTTCGTAGCCAATGGTTAGTACATCTTGGCCGCCATTGATGCTGTGATCCTGGTATCCGCCAAAGTCCACGCCAGCCGTATTACAGGCGGCCTTAACCTCCTGTGCAATCAGACCGTGGTGAAAACGATTGCGCTTTCTGCTTCCATCTGGATTGCCTTCGTAGTCCTCCCGATAGTTCCATTTGAAGTCCACAGGCCGCAATGCGTTGACAAACTCAAGCCCAAGCACCGTGTCCCTGACTTCTGCTTTGTCCCTGGCGTCAGATCGGTTCTGAACGGTTCCATAGGCGTAAGTGGTGGTGGATGAATCGCCAAGCTGAACTTGATTGGAACCAGTAACCGCAGAGTTTGCGCCTACCCCGGTGCAGTTAGTGAAGGCGGCACCCGCAGACAAAGCACTGTCACCTAGAGCAGTGTTGCTGCTGCCGGTTGTATTTGCGTACCCAGCGCTGCGGCCAATGTAAACATTTTGGGAACCTGTCGTGTTTGAGTATCCCGCAAGGTATCCAACGCCAGTATTGTTACTAGCAGTGGAAGAGCTAAATGCAGATGAACCGACAACTGTGCAACTAGATGCCGATGATGTCGTCGAATGCGCCGACGTGCCTACAACAGTGTTATCAGTGCCAGTGCTAAAACCGAAACCCGCGCTACTGCCAATGCAGGTATTGCGAGCGCCCGACGTAATCTCGCGGCCAGCAAAGGTGCCTACTCCTGTGTTTTGATTAGCCGTAGTGCTGTATAAAGCCTGCGTACCAAGCGCGACATTATCAGAGCCGACTAAATTGGAATAAAGCGAGCTAGTGCCAATTGCCACATTGTTAGCAGCTGTTGTATTTCCTCTTGCGGAGTTGGCGCCAATTGCGACAATGTTAGTCCCAGTTGTATTGCTGATGGCGGCGCCATTGCCAACGGCAGTACAACCTGATGCCAGGTTTGCCCTTAAAGCCCACCATCCCAGCGCCACATTGTCAGAGCCGGCTGCGTTTAGGTCTAGAGCGCGGAACCCTACGGCCACATTGCGAGCCGCGGCGGCTGATGTTTGAGAAGCAAGACCGCCAACGGCTACATTCTCAAAACCAGTTGTGTTGTTGTAAAGCGAAGCTGATCCAACCGCGACATTACTTGCGCCGCTGGTAGTTACCAGCAGCGCTTTGGCTCCTATTGCAACGTTGTCATCAGCTGAAGTAGCAGTTAGTAAAGCGTCACAGCCGATTGCCGTGTTGTATTTGCCAGTGGTGTTGGCTGCCAACGTCCGCAGTCCAACTGCAACATTGCAGTAAGCAGATGTAGCCGACTCCATTGACCGATAACCAACCGACACGTTGTAGTCACAGCTGGCGCTAGCGGAAGACAAAGCGTCAACGCCAACAATGACATTACCAACTCCTCGTTGAAGTGCTTGCCCAGTCGTACGTTTGAGATAGCGTCCAGCGTTAATGCCAACAGCTACGTTTACGCCGTCGTTGTCTTCGCCAGTGATTGCGTCGGGGCCAACTGCAAGATTTGTAGATCTTGACCGGATAATTGTTTTGCTGGCTGCCCCATAGTCGGCGTCAGACACAGACTCCTTGAGTTTGGCATCCACAGTGCGGGCAACAGCGCCCGCCCCAGCTTGAGTAAACGAAAGCTGACTGGCTGGTGCGCCAACCGGGATTAGCCCAAGGTTCGCGGTATCCAGCCGGCCAATTACCAGCCAAGCGCTATTGGCGCTGTTGCGTTGCCTCAGCGTTGCCGGGCTGGTGCTTGTGTCTACCCAGGGCTGATAGGCGTAGGAGGGGCTTGGCTCGACGGGACCACTGTTTTGGCTGGCAATCGCGGCCAGCAGGTTATTTAGATCTGAAAGAAAGCTGAGGCCGCTTTGGTCGGCAATTGCGTAGTCATGTTGCGCCATTGCTAAACCTCCCGGCCGTAGCCAACAGCGGTATAGGCAAAGTTTCGGTTCACGTTGGTTCCGGCGCTGTTCTTAAATTGTATGGAGAACCCTGTACGGGTCACGCTCGTCACGGTGAAAAAATCACCTGTTGCTAGGTTTTGCGCTGTAATCCCAACGTTAGGCACCTGATAAAACGAATCATTAAACGTGACCGCCAGCACAGCGGCACCGCTTGCCAACACTGCAGACTGCTCGGTGCGCTGCTGCAGCTCCATAAGGCAGCCCAGTTCATCGATCAGGATGTTTACATTGGAATCTTTGCTACTTGCTCGCAGCTTGAATTGAAAACCACGACCGCGCGCGATCACGTTGGAAAACTCGTTCCATTCGCCCCAAGTTGGCGATGATGCGGGGTCATCAGTTGTGGTGCGTACATACAACTGTGCATCAACCCGGTCACCGCCCGTGCCAACAATTGACGACCACTCGCTTATGAGTGTCGTCCTGTTACTTAATAGATCAGATACTGCAAGCGGCCTAGCAACAAATCGCCGCCGTAGGTTTACGTCATAAACGGCGCCCATATCCCAGGCGCTGGAAAATTCATATTCACCGACTGGATTGACACCATCGGCTGATTCAAGGATCAACGCATCAAACGTCGATGAATACATCATCCCCGCCTTAGTGCCGCTGAATGGCGTGGCCAGCTGGTCTTCGGCAAACTGCTTAAACAATGACCGGGGCTGAGGGGCAGGGAAGCTAGCAACAATAAAAGCGGCATTTGTTGAGCGGTTGCCTTGATCATCTTCAAACTTGAGCAGGTAGGTTCCCTCAAGCATTGGCACTTGCTTATTGGTTTGACCACCAGCGGCAGCGGATACAATATCCTGTGATTCTTCCCATGTAGCACCACTTACTTTTACGCTGTGTCTGATTAGCACCTTGCCAGACAAGAGCACATCTAGATCAGTGGCGCGATCCCAGATCAACGCAGCGCTTAGCTGATCGCCAGGCACCAGGCTGGCGTTTTGCACATCACCAGGCGGGGCGGTCTTGCCGAATGCCTGCACGGTCAATAATGCAGGCTCGACTAAACTGCGAAAATTAGCGCCAATTGAATACACTTCAATCTGATATATGCCAGGCGTTACATTTAGGATTTCATAATCAACACGTTGGCCGATGCGCTGATCGGTCCAGTTGCCCTTTTGTAGTCGCCAGCGGATGCGGTATTCTTGCGCATTTGCAATTGCCTGCCAGCTGATTAGCAGTTTGCTTTCGGCACGCCCCTGAGCGTCATATAACAGCTCTTGTGCAGTGAGGTTACTTGGCGCTGCTGGGGTAATGTTAAGATCGGTAATGTCTCGCGGCACCAGTGCAGTTCCCAGCTCGATGAAGTCGTACTTACTGGGGTCGTACTCAAGGGCTGTGATCTTGTATTTGATGCCATCCTCTTCCGCGACCGCCAGCGCCCGCCAGAGCGATGGTTGAATTGAGGTCGTTTCTACCAGCCAGACGCTGTTGACGTTCGGCACTGCTGAGAATGGCGGCGACACTGTGACGGCATTGCCCGCCCGGCTGGTGATCGACCTGGCCTCGACAGTGCCAGCGGGCAGAACAACCGACAGGATCCCGCCTGATGCGGGCAGTGCTGCGGCGTCGTCAACCGTGACGATGCTTGCAGTTGCGGCTGCGATGCGCCCGCCGCGCCTGCTGCCGGCCTTGAGCTGATCAGCGATCGGCACCACCATTCCAGGGCGCACCACGACGCCTGCATCAGGGCCAGCAGTAAACGTGACAACCTCGCCGCCGGTGTAGACCAACCAGCGGCCAAGCCTGTGCGCCTGGCCCCTGCTGTTGGTTGCGAAGGCTGCTATCTCAGTTTTTAATACGCCATATTTGGCAACTGATTCCGCATCTTCCACCACCTCATAAGCAATATCGCGGGTTTCCATATCGAAATAGGAAACCACCGCAACATTGAATCTGGTCTTGAGGCTGCTATTGCTGTAGGTAAATACTCCACCTTCAACATTGGAATTGTTAAATTCATACGCTGGATCAGATGGCTTATCCTGTGATACCGTGAGCGCACCAGCTGCCCAAAACGGCATGGCGCGGAATACGCTGCACATGTCATTGATTAGCTTATACGCCTCTTCTGATGTTTCGATGTTGACGCTACAGCTAAACCGTGGCTCATAGCCGCCAAAGCCATCGGGTACGAGCTGAGAGCAGTATTGGGAAGCCGCGAAGAAGGCCCACTTATCCAGGCTGGCGGGGTCGATTTGATCACCAAACCCGTAGCGCTTGGTGAGCAGATCCCATAGGGCCCAGGCGGGATCTGAACACCACTGCTTAGCGCCAAAGGTGCCATTCCACACGCCGCTGTAGATCAGCCGGCCAGTGGCTCGATCCACTGTTGCATTAGACGGGATCTTAACTTTGATCCCCCGAATGTCATAGGCACGTCGGGGGATGCTGCTGAATTGCTGCGCGTCAATACGTGTTCCAAAAACTGCTGAGTTGGCATAGTTTAGCTTGGCGTAAATGATTTCTGTATAATTTGACCAGGAGAACTCGTTAGCCAGCCGTAGATCCGTGCTGTCAGGCGTGACCCTGGAAACGCGAATATCAACCGGGAAGGCACCCGTCAAGCTCACTAGGTAGTCACGCGGATAAGCGTCGCCAGTGCGGCCCGAGATCGTGTCATCAATGACGACCGTAAACCCGCCGCCGTTGTATTGAACGCTGATTTGAAGCCTGACGTTTTCGCCTACAGTGTCGCCTTCATTGGTGATGCGCTCTAACCTCGGCACCGTGATTGTGATTCTTGCCGCTTCGGTTTGCGCGTCTGTGATCCTGCGCGTCGCCGGGCCGTCATTGCGTACCGTGACGCCTACAAGTCGCTCATCTTCAATTGCGCCCGCAAATGGTATTACTTCTTGATTCTGCGTACCGTTGCGTAGATATACTTCAACGTTCTGAAAATTAAACGTTCCGTCTGGATTCTGAATCGGTGTGTCATCAAGATAGATCGATTGCAGGCCATTAACCAGCCCGTCAATCTCGCCCTCTGAGATCAGGTCGATCAGCTGGGCGTACTGCGTTGAATCGAGGCTGTCGCGTGCTGTCGTTGGCGTGCGCGCGCTACTGCCGCGCCCGCCTTTGCCGCCGCTCGATCCGCCTGCGCCAGCAATTAGGGGTCCGCCTGCAATGCGCCCGCCGCTGCTCATCCGACCACCTGCACAGTATCAACGCCGCCGCTTACCACCACGCTGCCGACAATGCAGCGGCCATAAACGATCGGCACCGGTGTTCCAGCGCGGCTGGTGTTCTGAATGGAGCTAAATGAATAGGACTTGCGCGGATCGTCCTGGGTATCGGGGCCTTGCGGAACCTTGGGCGTGGGGGTGAGCAGCTCAGCGACGCCGCCAAGGACTAGGGATGCGCCAATGCCAAGGACTGGAGCGTTGAAAGCCACACCGAACGCGACCAGCGGCACAAACGCAGCCAGCGCCACCAACGCCACCCCCGCGATGATCCGCCCGGTAGCGCCGGCACCTGACACCACCGGCACGAACTTGATTTCCTGCTGCCCGATCGGATGGCCTAGCTCATCTTCGCAAAGATCCCAATTACCCACGCTCACCCGATAATGTTGATTGCTCATGTGCCCCTCCAGCTGCGGCCAGTTCGCCAGCAGGAACCGCACCGCCTCAGCAGTGGTGGCAACATCAGCGCGTAAGACACGCTTGCCAATAAATTTTGCCAGCCTGCCGTAGAGCTTAATCTTCCGCAGCATGGCGCAGCCTCCTTCCAGTACAGCCTATGAGCCAGCCGCTATACATATCCCGGCTCGATAGCCGCCCTTGCAGATGATGCAGCACCATCTGCTCGCCTAGATACACAGCGCAATGATTCAGGCCGGGGCTGCTGATCGCCATTAGCAGCAGATCGCCAGGCTCTAGGTCTTCATCTTCGCTAAGCTCGCGGAACCCCGTCTTGCGCCAGCAGCGGTCAAAATACGGCGCCGCTTGGAACTCCTCTGGTGATGGGCACCGCTCCCAGTCGCGCAGCATGATTCCCCGCTCGGCGTACCAATCACGCGCCAGTGTCCAGCAATCATGCACCGCCCAGACCCATCGACGGCCTAGCAGCGGCGCCTGGTAGCCGCTGGGCTCACAGCTGGCCCATTGCTCCGTTGCAGGGTTGACGATATGCCAGGGCATCCCTGAGCTTTCGCAAGCGGTCAGGTCAGCTGGTGATGGCTCGGCGTTGGTGGTTGGGTGGCTGTGAAATATCGCCAGCACTTCGCCGGTGTCTTCGGCCGCCTCCCAATCAGCATCAGAGAGCCGGAAAAACTGCTCAGGCTCTGCTGCCAAGTTCCTGCACGGCCGGTAACGTTCGCGCCCCTTGACCACCACCACCAGCCCGCAGGCTTCACGCGGTGCCTCAGCTTTGGCGTGGGCTAGTGCTGCGGTTTGCCAGGTCATGTGAAGAATGTGCCGATGCCAGGGAAGCTGCCAAAAGGAATGACAGCATCAGCTTTAAAAGTGTAGTTGCGACTGGTCGCGTTAAATGAATAGGTAGCGGCTGGTATTGTGCCGCCTGTGTAAGCGCTCCAGGTGTATTCGCCAGGATTGCCTGATTGGTTTACTACTGCGATCTTATACTTGATCACAGTTTTGCCTTGTGCTGATACGCGATTAATAATACCAGTTATTACCGCTCTCCTTGATAACGGTAGGCCAGGGCTTGCGATGTACTGACCCACAACGATAGGCGTTGTAAGGTTTGTGAAATATACTTTATCTCGATTTTCAAATGCTGGCAAAGTGCCGGTTTTAGTCCATACCAATGAGAAGAATTGCTCAAGCGATACGGGCGAGCTAAGTGTTACCGTGTTGCCCGCCACTTCTACCACCTGTGAATTAGCCGGCAGGTAAGCGCCGGCTACGTTCATTCCGGGGATGATCCCAGCGGCACTGGCCAGCACGATCTGAGTGCCGGCGGCGTTGATCGTGCCGGTGCTGCTGACGCTGCTGGTAGCAGTCGCGTTCTGGCTGACTGTTACCAGCTTGCCGGCAGCGCTCAATACCGTGGTGCCAGCTGGCAGGCCAAACCCTGTAACCGGGTCGCCGGTGCTCATCGCTGCAACCTGATCCAGCGTGATGACGTTGCTGCCGGCGGTGACGCTGCCTGTTCGGCGCTGCTGATCAAACCTGATCTCACAACTGCTCAGCCGCTTGCCGCATACATCTTGCGCCAATGTGGCCACAGGGTTGTCGTTGGCGTCGAAGTAGGCGTTGCCGGCGTATGTGCATTCAGTGCTTCGATACCCCCATTGACAAATATTGCCGATGCATTGACGCTTTGGCGCGCGTACGCCCGCAAGGTCAAATACTGCGCACAATTCAAACTCTACGGCCTCTATGTTCTCTGCTGCTTTGCGGTCGATATAAAACACCTCACGCGGGAACTCTGCGGTAGGGTCACTTGTGCCCATCGGGTTGACGCCGCCGTGAAAGTTAGCGCCATCTAGATACCTCGCCAGCGTCCGCAGCCGGGTAACCCTTGCGCCCTCTAGCCCATTTGGCAGGGTCAGCATGATTGCCGTGATCGTGGCCATAGCGTTGGCCACACGCAACGTTGGTCGTGGCAGTTGGCCGCCGCTGTATTCAAAACCCGTAGCCTCGATTGGCCATCTCACGTAGGGCTGGCCAGCCCAGATAATCTCTCCGTTGGCGCTTAAGCTAGCGCCAGCATGAAAATAATATGTCTCATCTATTCCATGTTGCGCTGTATTCAGCTCAAGCTGAAACAGCTCGATGATCGCGCTGGGTGCTACTGATTGAAGTTCAGAAACTGGAACGGCCATCAGGGCTCAAACACACGCCGGAACGTTGCGTCGATGTTGTTGTTGTTGAACCTCCAATACTCTATCGACCATTCCGCGCATACATAGCGGCCCACCACGCCACTGCGCGGATCGGTCCATTGGAATGGCGCCACACCGCGAGCGCCGCGCAAATAGTCGCGGATCAACGCACGTTCGGCATTGCTGCGGTTGCGAAACTGCAGCCGCCAGGATTCGGTCTGGGCCTGCATCCCCATCGTAAAGCGCTGGGCATAGCCCTCGCCGTATTTGATCGTCTTTGCTTGGCCTTCGTAGCTCAGCTCAGCGGTGAAATCAGGCGCATAGGCAAACGATGCCGTTGGCGTTGCCGGCGTCGCCAGGTTCGGCCCACCTGCGACGTACTGCAGTTCAAACGATGCGCGGATCGAGTTGTAGCTGCAGGTATCTAGGACCGTGCTCCAGTCGCCGCAGACGAACGATGCAGTCTCACCGAATGGCGTGGCCCAGTCGAACGGCACAACGCCGCGCCGCGCCTCTAGGTACGCGAAGATCCCGTTCCTGGTGGTAGCGGTCAGCGCTGAGAAGGTCAGGTCCCACTTGTCCTCCTGCGCATTGATCCCAAAAGTTGCCCGCTGCTCATAGCTCGGCATCGCCACACGGTTTACCCGTGGCTTGCTGCTCTCGGTGCAGGGGAAATCAGGGGTGAAGGTAAAGGTCACGCCAGCAGGCCTCCAGGGCGCTTGTGATGCAGCAGCCGGGCATCCACAACATTCGCTAGGTCACGCGCTAGGGCATTGCCTGCGCCGGGGTCGCCGCTGGCCTTTGTGCCGCTAGCGTCTACGTTGATCACCACGTTGGTGGCGCTGCCGCCGCGCATACTGCCAGGCCGGGTGTGATCGATCACCGTCTCACGCGGGTGCAGCATCGCCATAAACCCGCCCTGCCCGTCCAGGCCACCAGCTCGCGGCGCGCTGCCTGTGTAGCCGCCACCAGCGAATGACAGGCCGCCCATCATGGCGCTGGCGTCAAAATTAAAGCCTGTTCCTACATTGCCAACTGCAGCAAGGTCACCGGATGGAGCAAAGCCGCCGCCGCCGCCACCACCACCTATGCCAGCAAACATCTTCGCAATGCCAATAGCGATATACTGCGCAATCATTTGCTTGGCGGTATCCATAAGCGCATCAGCAATAGACCCTAGAAAATCTACAAATACTCCCTCAGCATCTTTAATTCCTGCAATCATTTCAGATACGCCAGATGTGGCAAGTGTTGCCGCAGCATCAGCGGCCGCACCAATTGCTGGGTACTTATCAAGCACTGCCTGCAAGGCTGCTTC